TGATTTTAAGAATCTGCTAAATCAAGCTAAAAAAAAGAAGCCAACATCTAGTAAAAAGCCAACAAAGAACAGTAAAACATTCTGTATAGCTTTATCTGATTGGCAAATAGGTAAAGAGGGAACAGAAGCAACTATTGAAAGATGGATGGATGCTATTCCAAAGATTAAAGAACAGATTAAAACATTAAGAAAATCAGAAACTATAGATCAGCTATTTATTGCAGGACTTGGAGATATTGTAGAGGGTTGCACAGGCTTTTATGCCCAACAAGAATTTACAGTAGAGCTAGATTATAGGCAACAGCAGAAAGTAGCTAGGAGAATGGCTTATACAGCTCTAAAAGAGCTTGTGCCAATGTTTGATAAGACTGTAGTAAGTTTTATTGCAGGTAATCATGGAGAGCCTAGAACATCATCAGGAAAAAGTTTTACTAGCTTCTCAGATAATAGGGATATCATGCTTGGAGAGGAACTAGCAGAGATATTTAAAGAAGCTCCTGCATATAAAGATAAAATAGATTTTATTATGCCAGATAGTCTAAGTATTACCTTAGATATATCAGATACAGTAGTAACACTAGTTCATGGGCATCAGATGAGAGGTGGAGGCAATCCACAAGCAAAAGCTAGAACTTGGTTAGCTAATCAATCACTTGCAAGATCAGAAATTGCAGATTCAGATCTCTTACTTATGGGGCATTATCACTTCTTTTCAGCTTATGAATCAGATGGCAAAAGATTAATATTACAAGCTCCTAGCTTAGATAGTGGCTCTGAGTGGTTTGATAATACAAATGGAGGCAGAAACTCTGCAGGAGTTCTTACTCTTGTAATTGGTGGATCTGAAAAATGGAGTAATATAAGAGTTATAAGGTAAATAATGAAACTAGAAGTATTAAGATTTAATAGCTCAAATGACTTTACTACAGGGCTATTATTTGATGTAACAGATAACCACAGATCCTTTTTATGCTACACATTAGAGGATGAAGCTAGAACAGTTAAACAATGGGGAGAAACAAGAATCCCTGCAGGAAAATATAAATTAACTCTTAGAAATGAGGGTGGCTTTCATACAAGATATTTAGCTAAATTTGGTGCAGAATTTCATAAAGGAATGATATATGTTAATGAAGTTCCAAACTTTGAATACATTTTATGGCATATAGGTAATGATGATGATGACACAGCAGGATGTTTGCTTGTTGGAAAAACATCACAAGATAACTTCATAGGAAATTCTACAACTGCATATAAGGAGATTTATCCACCTATAAGAGATGCAATACTTTCTGGAGAGGAAGTAACAGTTACTTATATTGATTATGATGGCACAATAGTTTCTAACAAAGCAAAAGATCATGTTGTTAATATTTCTCAAGTTTCTAAGAATCAGGAGGATATTATGGATATTCTATCTACAGAAATCAAACATCTAAAAGCTGAAGTAAAAGCTCTTAGACAAGCAATCATACTAAAGGGAATGCAAGTTAAGTAATTTAACTCATTTACAATTATGAATATAAAATGCCATTCCTGTATGGAAAAATTAGAATTAATAAATAAGGCTTTTGTTTGCATAAATAAAAAGTGCATACAATTTAGAAAAGTACAAACAAAAATGATAGAGGAGGAATGAGTTATGAGTGATGATTTAAAATCAATGCTTGAAAAAACTATTTGGACATTTGTAGAAGCATTTATTGGTGCTTTAACAATTTCTCCACTTGTAGGAGTAGATGCTAATGCTTTACAGTTAGCAGCTATTGCAGGTGGTGGAGCAGCATTAGTTGTTGTTAAAGAGTTTGCAAAGAAAAAAATAAGCTAGAATAATAGTAAGGTTTTCAGGCAACTGATTTCCTTTTAGTTACAAGTAACAAAAAAGAGGAGATTTGTATCTCCTCTTTTTTATTGAACAGGTGGAGGTTGATTAGGACTGCATACACTTAGGGGAGTATATGAAAAGCTCTACCTGTTCTTTATTAACTATAACAAAGCTGTGGAACAAAAATAAATTAATTTTGATTTTGTATAAATTTGTCATTCTTGTAGTTTATTATGTTAAACACAAGCAAACTTGCTCTGTAGCTTTTAGAAAGAGTTAGTTGATTAGGATCTAAAATAGGGGATTAGCTACACCTCAATAAACTAGGGTTAAAGCCTATTATTCCACATGTTTAAATGCTACTAAATTTAGTATTCTGGTTTTGGGAGGGAGTGGCACAGGGTTAGTTCCACCTTTAACTTTCACAACTACAGTTGTTAAAAATAGCTCAAGCCTAGTAAAAGGGCTTGAGCTTATTATTCTAAATTTCTACTTTTAATGCTTGACAATGAGACAAATTTTTATAATATAATAGTATTAGTTGATTAGGAGGTAATACAAAATGTGTGAGCATGACAATATAAAATTTTATACTGAAATGTCAGACAGAGGTACAGAATTCAATGTTGCAGATTGCAGAGATTGTGATTTTGTAATGGTTAGTTAAAAAAATAGTTGATTAGGAGGTAAATAAATGTTTTATATAACATTATTTCTAACAGGTCTTGGCTTATTTACTTTATTAGGTGGATTAGCTTATATGAGCTTAACAATTGAGGAGAAGTTAATTAATAATAAATTTAACTTTGAGAAAAGGCTACATAATGGAGAGATCCTTAGTAAGGATAATATTTTCTAATGTATCCAGAGATCAGACAAAATAAACATACTTGGAATTATAGATTTCTTTATTGGAATACTGATATTCCAGAAGTTTATGATTATTCAATAAACACAGATCAGGGTTTTCAAGTTGCTGAATCTGCAGCTTGGGGAAATTGCACTTTTGATGGGTGCAACAATATGAAATATATAGGAAAAAAGAAAGTAGGAGGTTGATAATGGCAGCAAAATTCTTAGAGGATTATGTTGGAGTTGATGACTTAATTAAACAAATGAATGAACAATATCCAGAGGGTAGATTAGTAAGTGAGATAGTAGAGAAAACAGAAAAGATGGTTGTTTTCAAAACTAGCTTTTATACAAAAGATAATGTATCTCCAAAATGCACAGGGCATGGGAGCAAATACTCTACTGAGGATCATTGGTTAGAAAAAGCAGAACAGAAATCAAGAGGTAGATGCCTTAGAGTTTTACTTGGCTCTGAGCCAACTGCTGAGGAGATGGAGGGAATAGTTCCTAGTAAAGCATCTACACCTAAGAAAAAATCCTTAGATGAAAAAGTTAAAGACTTAGAAGCTGAGGGATTAGTTGAGGATATATCTGATAAGACTCAAGCAATTATGGATAATATAAAAGAGTTTGCTTTAGAGATAACAAAGCAAGATCTTGACTTAGCTAGAAACTATACTGCACAAGCTCTTGGAGCTATGGGTATAAGTAAAACAGAAGTATCTATAAATAACTTGCAATCTGTGAAAAATAAGATTCAAGATATAGCAACACTAGCAAGAACTGAAATTGATAAGGGGGAATAGATGCTTGGTTTATTTGGTAGGAATAAGCCTCTTTCTACTGTTGAAATTCTTTCTTTGGAAAAGAATATCTCAGAAGCTAGAAAGATTAGATATATTTTAGAAGTAGAGGGCAAGATATGTTCATTAGATCCAGAGTTCTCTGCTTCTGGAAACTTAAGAAAAGTAGTGTATAGATTAAATAATTACTATAACTCTGGTATTTATAAAGAGGAGTGCAATTGTGATTTTAAGGCAAAAGCTAAATTAAATCTTGATGGTACTCCTAGAAAGCACATTGCTTATAAGAAAGATTGGGCATCATGAAAAAAATAATAGTTAAGTATATAGGTGTAAAAAATTATACAGTTAATGATGATGTAACAAAAGAGGAGATTCATGATGTGTTTCAGACAGATCTAGCTAATGTTCCTCTTTCATTTTCTAAAAATATAGTTCCTATTGCTTTTGCTGAGGAGGAATAAATGGATTGGATTATTGTTCTTTTGTTTTTTATTGGCATAAATTGGTTAGCTTGGTATTTAATTGATAAGGGCAAAATCTAATGATTGAATTGTTTATAGGTTGCTCTTTATTGCTTGGAGATGGAGTATTAACTGAGCAATCTATAGATGATTATTTTCTCTGTAATCACTTGCAAGATGTTAAAGGGTGGTATGCATTAACTCATAAATACTTTGAGGATGATACTTTATTTGCATTAGCTGTTATGAGTTGTGAATCTGATGGCATAGTTAAAGCAACAGGATATAACAGAGATGGCACAATAGATCAGGGGCTTTTTCAATTTAATTCCAAAACAGAAAAATGGCTTGAAAAAGATATCTACAATAAAGACTTAGATATGTATGATGCAGAAACAAATATAAAAACTGCTAGATGGCTTTCTTATTATGATGGATGGCATCATTGGAACAGTAGTAAGCATTGTTGGGGTAGATATGGTTAATGCTAACCTCAGGAGAGATTTCAGAGCAGATGAATATGATTTATATGATGTTAAGAAAGCTAGACCATATTGGAATCAAGTATGTGCAGTTAATGAATGGGAAATTATAAAAAATGATGAGGATTTTGGAGAGGACTTTGTTTGTAAAATATTTGATGATATATATTTTATGGAATTACAAGTTGTAGGCTATTGGCACAATTTTGATATTTCTAAAATTAGTAATGTATGGATCTCTGCATCTAAAGTTAAAAATTTAAAAGATAAATCAGATAAAGCAGGATTAATATTTCTTAATTGTGTTCCTAATAGGTTTTTTGGAATTAATGTAGATCAAGTAAAAAATGATTGGAAAATAAAAAATATTGCAGAGGAATCCTATAGAATACCTTTAAAAGATATTAATTTTAATCAAAAAGTTGTATTTGATAGTAATTTATGTGATTGTTTAGAAAATCATTTAGAAATAATGCAAAGACAAGATGGCAGATTAGCTTTAGCAAATAAAGATTTTAACATAAGAGGTAACAATGGAATATGCTGCAGATGATATAAATATTGGCTATATGACTTGCCTGATGTTTATAAATAATGAAAAAACTCTTGTAGATAAATTAAATAATATTACTGAGTTAAATCCTATAGATCATCAGGGAGGAGTTAGCTTTGAATTGGTGCTAAAGTCTTTGCCTACTTATGTTGAAATAACTATGAATCATAATGGTAATTTTAATATTTATACTAAAACAACAAAGGGAGAAGCAGAGTTTAAAGATGAGATTGTTGAAACTTTAATTAATTTTCTGCATTTATTCTATGTAAATATGGTTGATGATGAAAATAAATTACTTATGAATGCTATAGACAAAACTACTTATAGAAAAATTGCAAAGAGGATGCACTACAGAGAGAACTATGGGGATGATTCAGCTATTTAATGGAGATTGCTTAGAAGTTATGCAGGATATGCCTGATAATTTTGTTGATTTATGTATTTCTAGCCCACCATACAATTTAAATATCAAATATAAAACTTATAAAGATAAAAGAGTAGATTATATAGATTGGCAGATAGAAATATGGAATACTGTTTGTCAGAAATTAAAAGATACAGGGCAATTATTTTTTAATATACAATCAATAAGAAAAAATTATTTTATGCCTTTTGAAATTGTTTCTAAATTAGATTGGCAAGTTCAAAATATATTTATATGGAATAAATCTTTGTTGATTGATAATTATATAAAAGGACAAAGTTTTGCTCCTAAAAGTAAGAAATATGTTGCTAATGGTTGGGAGTATGTATTTCACATTACTAAAAATGGTAAAAGAGAACTTAATTGGGAATCAAGCAAAGTTCCATATAATCCTAAATGGGCTAAAGCTAATAAAAAAAGATTTGGCTATACACATAGACCAACAGTTAATACTTGGTTTATACCTTATGAAACTGTGAATAAATCAACAAGTTATAAAAATAATATAAAACATCCTGCAAAATTTCCTAAACAACTAGTAAAACAATGTATAAATATATCTAGTATAAAAAATGGAATTATATTAGATCCTTTTCTGGGATCAGGAACAACAGGTATAGTAGCCAAAGAATCAGGTTTTAATTTTATTGGCATTGAAATAGATAAGGATTATTTTGATTTATCAGGGCATAACATACAAGAAGCATCAAAAAGTTAAGTTTGTCATTCCTAGTGATAACAGGATTATAGATCCACAAACAAAAAAAATCCTATGGAAATATGGCACAATAAAGTTTATAGCTAATAATAAAATTTCTGCATGGGTATTAGAAAATGGCACTAAAGAGCCAATTAGAATTTCATTATTCTGTATATTGCCATTACATTAATATTATATGAAAGCACAAGTTAATTTAAGTCAAGTATTACAGGGTGGTTTAGCAGCTCTGGTTGGTTGGTTATTTAAAACAGTAAATGACTTACAACAAGAAGTAGCTGTATTAATGGTGCAGATTACTGATGCTAAAGATGATCTTATTTCATTAGCTATGAGGGAACAAGAGTTAAATTCAGCAATTACTGAAATTCTTATAAAATTAGGTGGATAATGTGTAAATGCAACTATATATGTTGTGGTTGTGAGTTGCATTGTAACAACAGAACATAGGTTATACTTAATCTATGGATTACATAGATGATATGTCTTTGGCTTTGCCTAATCAACAACAAGTAGGAGAAAGCAATATTGATTTTAAAAGATTTCAATATTATTTAGCTTTAGGTGCAGGTAGAACACTTCCTAGAGTTGCAGAAAACTTCAGTTTGTCAGAGAGGAGAATTTATCAAATTTCTGCTAAAAATCAATGGCAAGATAGAGTAAAAGCTATAAATAAAATGCTAAATGAGCAGATAATTGGGGAAGTTTTTGCTCAAGTAGGAGAAACTGCAAGAGATTTAGCTGAGGAGCTGAAGCCTGTAATTTTTAAGATTATTAGTGAAATAAATGAAAGAGATTTGGCTTCTATGAATCCTACTGAATTAAAGGGTATATTAGATATATGCTACAAGATGATTAGTCAGATTTATGGTTTAGGATCTCCACAAGTAACAGTAAATCACATTGAGCAGCCACAGATCAGGTTTAAATGGGATTGGGAGCAGGATGATGAGCCAGATTATTGAGGCTACTCCACCTAATTTACACTCTGGACAAATAGAACTAATAAAAGCTCTTGATAAAAATAGATTTGTAGTAGCTATATGTGGCAGGAGATGGGGTAAAACAACAGCTAGTCTTACTTGTGCTGTAGATCAAGCTCTTAAAGGTTTAAAGGTATGGGTTATATTTCCTGTATATCCTCAAGCATTAGAATCTTGGTTAAATCTTAAATCACTTGTCAGACAACTACCAGAGGGATATGTAGAAACAAGAGAAGTAGAGAAAAGAATTGTATTACAAAATGGTGGATCTATACAGATTAAATCAGCTAACAAGCCAGAATCATTAAGAGGTGCAGGTGGAATTTCTTTAATTATTTTTGATGAGGCAGCTTATATGGATAAAGAAACTTGGGAAACAGTTAGACCAATACTTAGTGATAGTTTAGGTAAAGCTCTTTTTTGTACAACTCCTAATGGTATGAATTGGATGTATCAGCTATATGAAAATGCAAAACTAAGAAATGATTGGAAAATACTGCATTATCCAACTGAATCTAATCCTAATATAAATAGAGATGAGTTAGCACAAGCCAGAGAGGAGCTAGGCTCTATGGTATATGCACAGGAGTTCTTAGCAGAATTTACAGAGGTAGGACACATGTTCAAAAGAGAATGGTTTAAATATTATGACACTATTGCAGGAGATGATCCTGAGTATGTCTTAGGAGATGAAGTAGTGAAGCATAGTGAGTTGTCTATCTTTGGCACTATGGATACAGCACTCAGTATTAAGGAGACTGCTGATTACTCAGTAATAATGACAGTAGGCTCAACTCCTAGTGGTAAGCTATTAGTAATGGATGTATTCAGAGCCAGACTAGAAGCTCCAGAGTTACTTCCACAGATAGAAGCAAAGATAAGTGAATACAACATGTCTTGGTTGGGAGTGGAGGATTCTAGTTTTGGGCTTGGTATAATTCAGATGGCTAGGAGGCAGGGTTTGCCAATAAGAAACTTAAAGGCAGATAAGTCTAAAACTGCTAGAGCTGTTCCTGCTGCTGCAGGTGTAGAAAATGGCTCTATATGGTTTTTGAAAAATGCTAATTGGCTTGTAGAATTTGAAAGAGAATTAACTAGCTTTCCATCTAGTGGATCTCATGATGATATGGTAGATGCCTTAGCTTATGCAGCTAGGTTTGGGATAGTTAGAAAGACAAATTGGAGTGTAACCTAATTGGGTATAGCAGATAATATTAGAGGTTTCTTTAGAAGCTCAGAGATACCAACAGAACAAAAAAACTATGGCAAGTTTCCAACATCAAATATAGTTTTTCCTTTTAACACAGATGCAGGGTATTTTAGTGGTGTCAATCAAATGTCTCCAGAGGGTAACTCAGCAGCTCTTGCTTGTTTAAATGTACTAGGTACAGCATTTAGTGAGCCACCAATAAAAGTATATTTAAAGAATCAAGAGGGTATGGATCATGTATCTAATCATCCTGCTGAACAACTAATCAGTAATCCTAATCCAAATATGACAGCTTCACTTATGAATAATTACATTGTTACTTCTGTAGCTGTTTATGGAGATGCTTTTATTCTAAAACTAAGGAATGATGCAGGAGCTGTAGTTCAATTAGTACCTCTGCTTCCAGATATGATAGAAGTAAAAGGCACTAATGAACAACTAATCACTAAGTATGAATATAAGCAAAAAGGCAACACTATGAGTATATTGCCTGAGGATATGATACATCTTAGAGAAAGAATAGATCCTAGAAATCATAGGAGAGGTTTAGCTCCTCTTAGATCAGTAATGGTAGAAGTATTAGGAGATGCTGCAGCTTCACAGATGGGAGCAGCATTAGTCAAGAATACAGGTGTTCCTAGTGTTGTTATATCTCCAAAGAATGATTTATCAATGACAAGTGATGAAGCAGAGAATATAGCTGAGGTATTTGGCAGGAGATTTGGAGGAGAGAATAGAGGCAGACCATTAGTTATATCTGGTGGAGAAGTTGATATAAAAACTCTTTCTTTTAGCCCTAAAGATTTAGAGATAGGCAAACTTAGATACATCAATGAGGAGAGAATATCTGCTGTGTTAGGTGTTCCTGCAATATTAGCAGGGCTTGGATCTGGACTAGAGAGAGCAACATACTCTAATGCAAAAGAGCTTAGAGAGTTCTTTACAGAACAGAAACTTATACCAATGTGGAATCACTTTGCTAATGAATTTACTAAACAATTACTATTACAAGACTTTGAGGACAATACAGATTACTGCTTTAAGTATGATATTTCTGATGTAAGAGCTTTATCACAAGATGAGGATGCAACTATGCAGAGAATATCACAGGGTTTTAATTCTGGATTTGTAACTGTAAATGAAGCAAGACAAGCAACACAATTACCTCCACTAGATAATGGAGATTATTTTATTAGAAACTTAAGCATTGTAGAAGTACCTGTAGAGGATTCTAACAATGTAATAATGTATCAACAGAATAGTAATAATGGCTTAGATTTCAAAGCAAAGTTAAGTGATATAAAAGTAGGAGATTCTGTTTCTTGGAGTATTGATAAAGATCCTGATCCACCATCAACAATTAATGGAGTGATAACAAGTATCAATCAAGATGATGAAACTGCAAATATAAAAGTTTGGGCAATCTTAGAGGATGGAGGGCATGAGGAAACAGATAGAACAGTAACTGTTGAAGTATCAAAGCTAAGAGTTATTAGTGCAATAGATAAATCAATGAAACAATTATCTGCAAGAGTAGAGAAAGCACTTAAGAAAAAAGTAGAGGATCATAATGCAGATAGCCCTAAATTTAGAGTAACAATAGGAAAGTTAAGAAAAGTATTTGAAAGAGGAGTAGGAGCATATAGAAACAATCCTGAATCTGTAAGAGGTAATGTAAGATCTGCAGATCAATGGGCTATGGCTAGAGTAAATGCTTTTCTTAAGGCACTAAAAACAGGTAAATTTCCTAGAACTCCTTTTGATACTGATTTACTACCAGATGGACATCCTAATGCAGGAGATGATAAGTATGGAAAGCCAAAGAAGCCTAGAACAAGAAAGAAAGCTGTAGAGAATGTTCCTGATTATATACAGAAAAATGCACAAAGAGGTTTAGATCTTTTAGAGTTTGCAGGAGATGGATTAACAGATAAAACAAAGAGAGAAGCCAGAGATATGGCTAATGGAAAGATTAGTGATAACAAAGTTGTAAGAATGGCAGCTTGGTTTGCTAGGCATGAGGGAGATTTAGATTCTGATAGAGCTAATGATTATCTTTCTGGAGAAAGTGATAGACCAACAGCAGGGCAGGTAGCTTGGTTGTTATGGGGTGGAGATATTTCTAAATCAAATAAGATGAGAGCTTTTAATTGGGCTAGTAAAGAAGCAGAGAAAGTTCAAGAGGAAAAATCATCTTATCCACTTTATGGATGGCAAGATCCAACAACTAAATTTTTAGGATTACCAACAGTAAAGCATTACAGAACAGAGATTGAAAAGAAAGAACTCTGGGAGGCAATCAATGGACTTGAAAACAGTTGGATAGATTACTTCTCTAATATCTATGCAAAAGAACTTAACAGACAAAGGAGAGGGTTAGCTAATGTTGCTAAAGGTAGTCATGACTTAGCTGCACTTGAAACAAATGTTGATATATTTCTAAATGATTCTAAGTTTGATAAAGAGTTACTACCATTGTTTTATTCTTTAGGGGATGATATGTCAGTTAGAACTTTTGATAATCTTTTTCCTGCACAAGATAACTTTAAAGCTGCAGATCCTGTAGATCTAGGAGTACAAGTAGATGAGGAACAAGCTATAAGAACTGTGTTTGGTGCTTTATCTGGATTACTACCAGAGGGCAGAACATTAAGAAAAGTAGTTGAAAATGGTTTTTATAGAGGACAAAGAGAAGTACCTGCTGAAGTTAGATCATTATTTCAAGATTCACAAGCAGCAGGATTTGTGCAAGAAAATGCTAAAAAGGTTATGAATGACTTAAATGCAACTACAAGAAAAAGAATTACTAAACAGATTACAGACACAATTAAAGAGTTTGAGGATCTAGGAATAGTTAATCCTGTTGCAGGTACTCCAGAGGGAGATAAGTTCTTTAATCAATTAGCAAAAAATATAAATACTGTTCTTGGAGGACAGAACTTAGGTAGAGCTAAGAATATAGCTAGAACAGAAGTTGGTAAGATAAGTTCTTGGGCTCAACAAAGAGCTGCAAAATCTACAGGTAAAACTTTAGAAAAAGAATGGGTATCTAGGAGAGATGGCATTGTTAGAGAAGCACATTTTGAGCTAGACAATCAAAGAGTTCCTCTGAATAGCTTTTATCTGTATAATGGTATTAAGTTGGATGCTCCTAGAGATCCTAATGCTCCAATTAGCTTAATAGCTAATTGTAGATGTACAGAGGCTTATATTGAGGTAATAGATGAATGAAATAGATAGACCAGAAAATCTTTCCTACAAGAATGCTCCTATTGAGCTGAAAGAGGATGGAGATAATAGATACATAGAGGCAGTTTTTTCATTATTTGACACTATTGATTCAGATAATGATGTAACCAAAGCTAATGCTCTTAGATCAGGATATACAGGCAATAAAGTGCCACTTGTATGGAATCATGATTGGAGCAAAGTTATTGGCAGAGGGATCATAGAAACAGATAATCAAAAAGCTGTATTTAAAGGATATTTCTTACCAACAGAAGCAGGTAAAGAAGCCTATGAAACTGTAAAAGCTATGCAAGATATGCAACAGTTTTCCTATGGGTTTCAGGTAATAAAATCAGAAAAAGGAACTCATATAGATTCAAAAGGAGAGGAAGTTCCTGTAAGAGTATTACAAGATGTTAAAGTATGGGAAGTTTCTCCTGTATTAGTAGGAGCACAACAGAATAGTTTTGT